ATTTTTTAAGTTTTTCCTTCTAATGTATGGAAGGGTTTATTTTTAATTATTTCTACTCAACGCTGTTTGGAATGCCAATACAGCAGTTGTGTAATTTGATGCTTCCGTAGCGTCCATACCTAATCCAATAGATGCTAATGCCCAATCCCTTTGTCCGTAATCAGCAGGACTACCATTATTGTTATTAGCAGATAAAAGTATTTCTATTGTGCTTCCAGTCCCAAGTGTTTTACTACCACTTGTTAAACTTGTTCCATCTTTGTAAATATATGATGTTGTGCCGTCATTAGTCATAATCCACATAGCGTCTGTATTACCTCCGTTGGATATTGTTTGCCAACCAGTACCAACACCATTATATGCGGTATTATTACCCAAGAAACTTGAAATCATACCCCAATCTTGACTGATATTAAAACTACCCATATCGTATCTACCACTCGCAAGGTCTTCTTGAATATACATTGAAAAATGGACTGACCCCGATGTTTGGAAATCAATTACAGATGGTATAATACCCGTCTGTGCGTATCCATTACTACCTGGTGATGCTCCACTACTACTATGCGTCCAAGTCCCGTTAAATGTTAAATTATATTGTGTAGTATCTTTTAAGTTAAATGAGTGCTCTAATGATGTTGAGCCGACAACTGGATATAAACCAATCATCTTATCCCATAGTGAATATGACTTCAAATCAAGCACCAAATCATTTATGGCTGTTTCCTCTGTTGAGGTTAAAGTCCCACCCGATGATGAAATAGCATCAAAGAATGCCTGAGCGTCAGGGTCTGTTGGTGGTGGAACAACAAAATCAAATAAGATATTATCCCCACCCTCTGTTAGAAGAGGATTACTATCCTCGTCCATAAGATAGAATGTTTCAACTGGGATTGGTGCTTCGTCCTCTTGATTTGGCTGAATGAAAGAGCCTGTTAAATAAACACCTCTTTTTCTTTGATTAGCAATTTGTCGTCTATCTACCCTCGTAGTTGGTGCTACTGGTCTAAATCTTCTACCACCCCATGTTAAACTCATATATCTGTTCTGTTAAATTTTTTATTAAAAGATGGGGGGTTATCCCCCCCATCCATAAATAGTGTCTTACAATTAAGAATTCCAAGTAATACCACTAAAGATACTTGAGATAGTTGAAGCGTCAGCGTCAATCAAAGATGATGCTGTACTTTCTTGTCCTACCATAGTCAAAGTAAATCCTACCAAATCAGTAGCAGCCAATCCTGACTGAAGTGTTCCTTCACTTACTGATAATCCGTTGTCTTTACCTAATAACCAATATTTCTTATCCATAGTTTCTATGATAACATAGATGTATGGTTGAGTAGCTAAACTCTCAAAGAAATTTCTATTAGTAGCGTCTAATTTAGGAATTTGTAAACTTAAACTTGGAGCAAATGATAATGAATTAGTCGCATCATTTACTGCCACGGGCTCTTCATAAGATGAAGACCCTCTTGTGATTTCTACTTTATACATCGTACCTGTACCTGTGATTGAAGTGATTTCACCATCAACGTTAGTAGAATAGTCAGTAATAGTGTTTCCACTATCTCCTAAAATATGTACTGAACGTAATCCGCCGATAGCACTTTTACAATCTAGTAATAGGTCCGAAGAAATATAACAATTTATAGCCATAATTTTTTTATTTTATTTTTTGTTAAAGCCCCCATATTTCAGGGGGCTATTATTTTTATGTTTTATTATGCGATAATCGCAACAAAGTCCTCAATAGAGAATACAGCAGCACCAAATGTAGCTTTAGCACCTAATTTTACTACATCATTACTCTCATCATAGAAAGCTTTCAAGTCAGTAGCTGTTTGGTCTACAGAGTTTACACCAGCCAACATGTAACCAGCAGGACCGATATACATTTTGTCATCTGTAATACCCATAGTAGGTAGACACAATACGTTTGAAGCAGGGAATACAAATTTCCAATCCATTCCGTTTGTAGCTTCACCAGCATCAAATGAGAACAAGTTAAGTTGTGACGACTTACGAGCCGCATTCAACAACGTTCTGTAGTTAGCGTATGACATCCAACATATCAAGTCATCTCTGTGTGATACGTCTATTGGAATTAGAGACAAATATTCTCCTACTACGTCTAAAGCATTATCACTTGTCAAACCTGAAGTCGTACCTGTGATAGCACCATTAGCAGCAGTTAGTTGTGCTTTAAATCCGTTGAAACATCCACTAGCACTTTTATCTTCATTCCACATAGCCAATTCAATTTGTTTAGCGAATTTTTGTGAAACGTCAGCTAAAATCATTTCTTCGTATGGTACACTTTCATACCAGTTTCCTCTTGATAAGCTCTCGCTTAAGAAAGTATCAACAAGGTCTTGAGGACATAATTCCATCTTGCTTTCTTTTCTACAAGTTTCAATCGTAACTTGAGTTACGGTTGTATCACCAGTTGAATTCCATCCACATGAAGAGTCTTGTAATACTAAATCAGTATCCATTACAGGTACCTTAATTGTACCTTTTACATCAGGATAAATCTTTACATAAGATAATGTATTTCCCGCAAATACCTCACGCATAAGAACATCAAATCCTGTTTCTTTAGCGTATCCAGTAATCGCACTTACATCATAGTTAAAGTTAAAATTCTTTTTCATAATTTTATTTTTTTATTTGTTTTTTAGTTTTTTCAACATATCCAATCTGTAATCACTAAATGATTGAGAATATGTTTCTTTTTTAGTGTTTATTGGTTTTTTATCTTCGCTTTGTTTAAAAGCATCATAGTCGCTTTTCAACTCGCTAAAGTCCTTTGATTGTTTTTCAATAACATCCAATAATTTTTCAATAGACAATTTGATGTTATTTAATTCATCTTCAAAGTTGATTTCAGTTGTCTCTTCAGCAGCTTCAACCTCAACTTCTTCCGTTGATGGCTCTTCAGTTTCTTCAACCTCTTCAGCTCCCGCAGCTCTAATTTCAACAATAATAGATGCTTCGTCTAATACTACAATAGTACCATCCTCTAATTGGTGTTCTTGTGCCGCTGGTGCTAAAACCAAAGTCCCATCAGCATCAACAACGTAAAGAGTTTGTCCTATTTCAAAATCACCCTCAAGGTTATTCGTTACGGTTGTACCATCCATAAGTCTAGCTTCCGCCATCTTTACTTCTGCTTTACCAAACAACATTTCCTTGATGATTTTTACAGCTTGTTCTGTAGTCATAATTTTTTTACTTGTTTTAAAATGTTTATTATATCGTTCATTAAAAGCTCATCACTTTTTGGTTGGTGTGAATATTCACTTTCAAGTGCCACATCTTTAGGGTCGCTCATTAAATAGTTTCCTTCAACAGACCAACCTAAAACTTTTTGCTTCTTTACATAATTATCCCAGATGTCTTTATTGTCAATTCTGTAGGAAACCATCCAAGTACCAACAGGTACCTGTTCTTCTGTAAACCCTAATGAATATGCCTTATCACTCTCACTTTCTATTATCCAGCTCTCAACCAAATAACACTCCTCAAGTGGTATTCCTGAATGGTCTAAATTCGCTGATTTTGTTCTACCCTCCATCAAGAATTTTTGAGACATTCTTCTTACCGTATCCTTGTCAAAATATACATAGTATTTTTCGCCAGGTAAAAGTCCTTCAGTATACTCATCCGCAATCCTTACAATCAACTTATCAGGTATTACCGCTGGACCTGTTATTATTCTTTTCTCATCGTCAATAGAAAAGCTATTCTGTTTCACCGCTTTAAATTCCTGATTTTCCATACAAGGAACATAAGCCATTCCACCTCTGTATTCTATCTGTTTCAACTTACCATTACAACCCAACCTTTGAGATGTAATTTCAGCTGTCCCTAAATCTCTAAATATAGGTAAACCATAAGTATAAGAAATAGGTATTTCCAATTCATATCCTAATGATGTTTGAACGGCAGGGGGATTAAGTTGTCCCGATTGTCCTGCTGCTGGTTGATTTACATCAGCCACATCACCAGCTCTTCTTGCTGAATTAGGTATTCTTGTCTCATCATCCAAGAAAATAAGTTGAGACCAAATGTGATTACAATTTGCCCCATTTTTCCATACAAACTGATTTACGGTTGTACCTGCGGGTCTTGGAACAAGTTTGAAACTATTACTATCAACATTTAGTTGTTGTGATAAATTAAAGATGTCTTCAATTCTATACACCAACTGAAATTGTCTAATCATCTGTTTACATAATGTTCTACTTGTTGACATCGTAGCAGGACGACCAGGTCCAGGTTTAAAGATAAACCTCACCCTTCTACCAGGTGTATCCAATAGTGATGGAGCATTTGGGTTTGACTGAATAGTGTAGAATTTGTCATAAAAGTCATTACCTTCCTTCTTTGCTAATTCTTTTAATTTTTCCATTATCTCTAATGCCATGTCATCTGTGATATCTATGTTTTCTCCAATAATCCAACCATCGTCTAAAATGTCTTCTATTGAAACAGATACCTCATCTATGATACCCGTAATTCTACACTCTTCAGTATCACACACCATCTCTTGTTCCTTCAATAACCTCTCATATTCTTCGTGAGTTTCACAGGGAGCCCAACCTAATTCCATTCTGTGTGTTCCCTTACAACCCAAGATATACGCCTCTTCTAATGCGTCAGCTATGTCAGGGTATTGTTGAAATTCCATTTGTCCTAACAACCCTATTCTTAATAAGAATTCATCATAGTTGTAAACAATACCATCACGAGCAAAATCCTTGATGACATCCTTTGCCATCAGTTTTCTGTTTTCAATATCATTTACCTTATTGAGTAATTCAATAATACCTTCAACCATTTCTCTATCATCATCCTCATAGTCAAAGTTGTCAGGTTTTTGGATTTGTCTCATATCACCATCTATGTATTGTCCTACAACTCTACCTGATGATGTTTCTATCAACGCCACGGGTCTTTCTTCAGTCGCTGTGAGTGTGAAATCACTATCAGGTATATTTACCTCACCTTCAACCCTAATGTTGATTATCTGTCCTCTACCTCTGTCGTCATCACCACTCCTACCAGCATAAGTCCACGATACATAATCACCAACTGAAAAACCTTTGGCACTATCTACCATGTATCCTTTTTTCTTTTTCTTTTTTGAATGTTTACCCATCTCTTCTTCGGCTTGGATTGTTCTTTCTAACCACGCCATCACTCTGTCATAGTTAGATGGGGTAAATCCCCACGCAGCCATCATTTTATACCCACAACCCGTTTCAAAGTCAGGGGAAGCATCCCAATCCTGTTTGTGTCTACTACCATAAGAATACATTCTCTTCAAGGTTTCTAAACTTGCGTTGTATCCCGCAGTAGCAAGGTCGTTTGCTCTTTTCTTACCAACGGGTGTTCCACAACTACCCCATCCGTTTTCTTGAGTATAATCAACAACCCTTTGTGCTGCTTCTCTTACATATTCAGGTACTTCAACAAATTTGTGTTCTTGTTCTTTCCTGAAATACATGAAATCAACCTGATGAGCGGGATGTTCTACCAATCCTATTTGGAATGTTCCCAAATCATCAAATAATTCATCTTCAATTTCTAATTTAACTATTTTCATTTTCTATAAATATTAAAACTTACTCAACTGGTTTAGTCTAGCATTTACCTCTTGAGATGTTGTTATGTCTCTTTCAACTACATACGCTCTTAATGGTACCGTTCTATTCACATTATTCAACGCTTCAATCAACCTACTATCATCATAAGGTGTTGATATAATAGGGGCACCACCCGTACTTTGATTTATTTGTGATAATAACCCACGATAAAGTTGTGTGGAGTTTCTTGTGATAATTGCTTCACCACCTTCCACTTCAGCACCATTAGATAAGGTTATACCACCCTGTTGATGACTTGGACCAAATAACAGCCCTCCACGAGCAAATGATTGGACTTGAGATATCTGTGATTGAATAACCGCAATTTGTGCTAAACCAATAGCAGCAGTAATACCAGCAAGTATCTGTCCCACCACAGGACCTGCTGTCAAAGCCTTTGTAATGGCGTCTGCGACATTCGCAAGGGCTGATGCTTGTGTCAACCTTAATTGTGCGATTTGTCCCCTCTTCGTCAATTCTTTTCTTCTTTCTTCATAGTCCTCTTGTATCTGTATTCTCTTTCTTGCTTGTTCTTCTTGTGTTCCTGTTAAACTCTCAATAGCCTTTTGTTCGGCTTGGTCTAACGCTTCAAGTTGAATGTCAATATACTGACGGAATACATCCACCCCTGTTTGAGCGACTTGAGCGATTTGTCTAAAGTTGTCAGCCAAACTTTCAGCTACTTCAGCATAAGAGTTTTTACTATCTTTAGTATCTTCATCCCTCTTCTGTTTTGCGTATTCATAATAGGCATCTATTAGTTTCTTTTTCTCTTCATTAGATAACGCTAAAAAGTCAATTCCCAAGTTAGTATAGAATGTTTCAACAGCGAATGCGTTTTGTTCTAATCTTTCTTTGTCGTTGAAATATCTTTCATCCAAGTCAACTCTTAAACCTAATGAATACACATATTCTGCTAATGCTTCTTTGTTATTTAACAAGAATGCTGCTCTTGCGTCATCAGTTAAATTTATTAGTCGTTCTTGTAATTCAGCACCTGTTGCGAAAAACCCTCTAATTTCATTTTCCGTATTTACAATAGCTTCCGCACCCTTGACAAGGTTATTCACGGCATCTTCAGCAATTTTACGAGCATCTTCGGCAGCTATACCACTTTCTTCAAGTGATTTAGCATATCTTTGTGTAACGGTTTCAACAAATATGTTAAGTTGTCCTTGTGCTTTACTAAACTCTGTTGTGAATGTTCTTGGAACAGCTTCCAAATTACCACCAACCTCTTTTACCGCAGCACCTAACTTACCTTGTGCTCCCAAGAATGTTGTCAATACTCTGTTAAAATCTTCTACATTAAAGAATTGTTTTAATGGTGGGTCTATATCACTTAATTGTTTAGCAAATTTTCTATAGTTTTCTACAACGGTTAAACCAGCGTTTACTGCGTCTTGACTAATTTTACCTTCCCTAAATAACCTAAAGAATGTGTTTTCAGCCTCTTTTGCGAATTCTCCAATATCTGTATTACCCGCAGTTAGTGCTCTGGCAATTTTGGGGATAAGTGTTAAGAATGCCTGACCGAATTCATCTGTCGTATCTATCGCAGTATTAAATGTTTCATCAAATTGTTGTAGTATTGTCTTTGGAAATGCTGTTTCAATTTGTCCTTCCAATTCAGCAATCCTTTCCCTGATTTTTGTTAAGAATTCAGGCTCTGGTGCTGACGCTTCAATAAACTCTTGTAGTTTAGATAATTCTTTAACCTGTTTCTTGTATGCTTCAGCCAGTCTTTCTTGTAATTTACTAGCGTTATCATTAGTCCTATTTGTTCTTTCAATTCTACTTTGATAATCACTAATTTGAGGTAAACTATCTCTTAACGCTTTTTCATATTCTTCTGTAAACTTATTAAGTGTTTCTTGACCTTCACTTAATGTTTTTTGTTTGTTTTCCAAACCTGTTAGAGCGTTTCTCGTAACAAAAGTTATTTGATTACCACCTGATAATATTTGATTGCCAAGAGTTTCCCAAAAACCTACATATTCATCAAGTGATTTACTAGTATCTTCAACTACTTGTTGCTGTTGTTTAATAACAAGTTGTCTTAAAGCTTCAGCCTTGGTTTGTGCTATAGTTAAGGCAATATTATCATCAATCGCTTGGTTGACGATATCAAGAGCATCTGCTCTATCCAAATCCAAACCTTCCAATTCAGGTAATAGTTTTACCAACTCATCTAAACCTTCTTTTCTTGTCTTTTCATCCTCACTTAAATCATTTACAATTTTTTGTAATACTCTTAATGGGACAATTCGTTCTTGAGACTTTTTAACCGCATCATCTAATGCTGTATTTAAATCTTCTTGTGATTGTGTTGCCGCATCTACATCCTGACTGAATGCGTAGGCTGCTGCCGCTGCGGCTGCTAATACCGTAACCAACGCTCCAATAGGATTTGCTGCTACAAGAGTAAAGAATGCCCTTGTGGCTGCTGTGGATGCGTTTGTGGCTAATGTCTGTGCCTTCTGTGCGATGGTTGTTGCTACAATCTTAACCTGTAGTGATGCTTCAGCAATCTGTCTTGCTCCAATCGCAACGGTGATAAGTTGTTGGGCTTTTAATTGGGCTTCAGCAACATCTTCACTCTCCACACCAAATGCGGATAACGCTGTTGTTGCCACAGCAAATGCTCCAACAATACCTTCCCCTAACTTAACAAAACCTTCAGCTTTCTGTTGGGGCTCCAAACCCTCAATTTCTTTATTTATTGTTTTTAACTGACTTTC